GATGTGTTTAATGTAATCGTACATAGCGATAAGGGATACGTTTAAACCTATTGATATGCCGATAACTGACGATATAAGAACATTGAGGTTGTTATTCATTGTGTTATTTTAATACTATTTAGGTGGTTAAATTGTCCATATTGTTACTTTAATACGTGGTTATCTTTGGCTTTTGCAAGACCAGCTTCAAAGCCCTCATCGTATCCAATCTGACGAACCTCTGCAAATTCATCGCTTAGGCTCTCCTCTGTTGGTATAATCTCATCTACTTGGCTAGGAAGCCAGACCGTATGCAGGAGTCCCCTAAGATGGTGGCTGAACTCAAACAAGTCGTAATCTTCAAATTCAATGGAGGCTGTATGTTCTTCTGCTTCTATTGTTATTTTCATAATGTTATTGTGTTGGTTGGTTGGTTAAAGTGGAGGTGGCTGGAGTTGAACCAGCGTCCTCAGCTTCATCGCTGAGTCGAGTACCCTTCACCCCCTGATTGTCCTGTTTCTTGAGATAGTTCTTCCACTTCGTGTAAGTGCCGGGAAGTACATCACAGCATTCACAAGCGAGACGATAGGTGTACCCCTCCTCCCTGAGCTTGTCAACCCTAGCGACGGCTTCCCGCTTCTCTTCATCGGAGGCACGTTTCCGGCCACGGCGTTTCTCTGGGATACACCATTCCGCTGTGCCGTATTCCTTCTCCATGAACTCAATGTCCTTGATCTCTTGACTGATGCGTCGATGCGCCCAGTCGAGGAACTTGGATTGGCTTGCTCTGTCGTTTGTAAGTATGTCGTCGTTGATGTGCATTATATGAATCTCCCTGTGCAGTGATAGAATCTAAAGAAGTCACCAATGTCCCGTTCACCTTCACGGTTCTTGGCTAGTTTATAAAAGAGTCCAGTGTATGAACCCCGGTAGTCCGAATCCTTGGAGGACTCAACGTCCCCCTTGTGCGGCCACATAAGCATCACGATGTCGGCATCGTTCTCGATATCGCCGGAGTCCTTGAGGTCATACAGGCTGAGACCTGTCTCCCTCTTAGCTCCTTCACGATTCACCTGAGCCAGCAGGATGACCGAGACGTTTAAGTCCAAAGCCATCTGCTTGATCTTGTGTGAGATATGGGCAATGCCCTCGCACTTACTCATGTTTCGGGAGTTAAAACCAATCAGTTGCAGGTAATCCACAACGACTAGCTTGACTCCCTTCTTGCGTACAAGGTAACGGGCTTGGCTGATAAGATCCTCGACACCCTTCACGGAGTGAGAAGTGAACAGTGGCAGTTCCCCGATTTGCTTGGAAGCATCACGATACTTCTGTGTCTGTTCATCAGTTGTTGTACCCTCCTGTATGTTGCGGATGTTGATCCCGGACAGGGACTGAGTCATCCGCTTGAGCAGTTGCTTCTGTGGCATCTCAAACGAGAAGTAGGCAGTCGGTGTACCCTGCTCGGTCATGGCCTTGAGGCTAACGTACAGGGCAAAGGCTGACTTACCGCACGAGGTAGGTGCAGCCAGTGTCAGGACTTCTCCGGCAGCAATGCCGCCGTTGCCAAGGAGATTATCCAGTCTCCCGACATTTGTCTTAACCACATCAGGAGTGAACTCACCGGACTGCATCAGGTCAATGTCATTGATCAGTTCATTGACTGAACCTGACACGCTGTAGCCGGAGGAATCCTTGGAGTCAATCTCCAGCATCCCGCCTTCAAGTCCAGCACGGATGTCGTTGAACTCCTCAGTTCCACCTAGTGCCTTCTCCTCTGCGATTCGGCACTGCCGGATCAGCTTGCGGAGGTTGGACTTCTCGGCGATCAGCTTGGCGTAATGCACAGCCTGAGCCTCCGTTGTAGCGGAGTCCATCAGTGCCATAAGCCCTGCCATTCCCCCGACTTCATCCAGCCTATTTGACCCCTTCAGGGCTTCGCAAAGGTGGATCTCGTCCAAGGGTTTGTTCTCGTCAGCCAGCTTGAGGATGGCATCAAAGAGGAATCGTCCCCGTGCGCTGTAGAAATCATCGGGGCGCACGATGGGAGATACTACGTCGAGGACTGATGTGTCCCCGCTAAGTAGGCAGGAAGCGACTAGGCTTGTCTCTGCCTCTGGATTATTTGGTAGGATATTCTGTTCAGCAGTCGGCAGTAGGTTCATTGGGAAGCGTCTCCTTCAACGAACGCAGGCACTGACCGAGCGCATTGTGCTTGATCTGAATATCCGCAGGAAACCTGTAGCCATCTATTGAATCATAGAGGTTGAGGATAACTTCGATTGCGGTGGTGATTTGCTGGTTCATTTGTGTGTGATTTGTGTTGTTAATCATAGATAGAGATGCTTGACCCCCTGCCGAATTGCAAGGAGCCAAGCATTCTATACTATGTTGATTCTAATTACCCTGTCTTTCCAGCATCCCTATGGCTATCAATGAGTAACCAATGAGATCCCGGAAAATGTCTTTGGCTTTATCCCCGTCCGAGTTGACGGAGAGTTTGCCATCGGAACAGAAAGCCTTGGCTCTCTGGAATTTATCCTGCATACGAATGCAGATACCTGTGATGGGTTCGACACCGAACTCGATGCTGCCATCGAAGTTGGCGAACGGGTTGTCGCAACTATTGCCTCCGGTGTAGTCCGAGTTCTTTTCTGCCGTGAGATCCAGTATGTGCCGAATCTCAGCGTGACGGAACTCGTCCCACCAGGATTTGTCGAATCTAATAGTTGCTTCAGGCACTAGAAGGGAGCTTCGTCGTTAGTAGGAGCGGAGGCAGCACGAGGCTGTGCTGGCGTGAAGTTAGCCTTAGCCTCAGCCTGCTTGTCCTCCGGTGCGTAGTCCGCAGCAAGGGACAGCAGGGGACTGCCATCACGGGACTGCTTCTTCCACCCCTTCAGGTAGTAGAGACCCGGCTGTGTGACAAAGATTTTGCCGTTATAGTCCGGGTGCGTTTCCTTTTCCTTGCGATCATTGATGCCAAGGAGTCCACTGTTTTCTCGGTATGTAGCCATATTATTTATTGGTTGTTGGTTGTTATTTCTGTTGCTTCGTCGTCATTGAGTTCAATGACTTCAAATTGCTCGTTAAAAATCTTGTGCTGAATCTCAACGCCAAAATGTCTAGCGAGTACGCTGAACTTTTCACGGGTATGGTCATCCCATTTATCCAATCGTTCGTAGCCACTGCGGAGGTCCCCAATGGATGTTTCAATGTCTTCCAATCTACCCTCGGTGTTGACTCGGTTATCAGTGAGCCGACACTCAAGGTAGTCGATCTGCTCTTGTAGTTTATTCTCCTTTGCCTCGATGAGGTCAACCAGAGCTAGTATATCTTTTTTTCGTGTGAACATAAGTATTATTGGTTGGTTAGAATCCTGCTTGTGCAGGTGCGGAAGATGGTGACTTGCCGTGGTCGTTGGTAGCATCCGGATCTTTGGTATCGTCAATGGCGAACAGACCATTGAGTGCGTACTTGCGAGCATAGGAACTAGCGGAGCCAGTAATCTGTGCCTCGTCCATACCCTTCTTGCTCTCTGCCTCACGAGCGAAGCCGGAGGCACTGATGGAGTCCTCGCTGTCATTGTCCAGCAAACAAGCGTTAGCCTTGACATAGAAACGACCCTCGGAGGTTTCCCTGTAGGTCTTTGTTCCGTCCTCGTACTTGGACTCCTGTCTCTCGGTGGTGGCTGTATCACCAAAAAGCACGATCTCGTCAGTAATGACTAGGGAGCAACTCCACTCAGCAAGCAGAGGTTTAACGGCAGTAAGGATGTCCTCACAGGAGCGGTACTTGTACCCTCCGAACTTATTAGTCTGCCCCTTCGGAGCTTTGAGGGATGACTGAATCCCTTGTAGTTTTTGTCTTATGTTATGACTCATGTTGGTGTTTTGTTAGCTGGCGGTAATAAGCGGCTCTGTGCTTTGCGTTCTTGCAGGCATCGAGACTTTCTTCATCCCCGCCGAGGTCACGTAATACAGCGAACTGTTCATCCGCTGTCAAATTATTTAGGAATCTCTTTGTAAGTTGCGTAAGTCCCACGGGATGAAGGACATCCGTATTCGGCTGCTCAAGATAGTCAGCAATGTTACGAAGAATTTTTGGAAAATCTTTGGGGTCAGCCCCGGCTCTGCTCTTGAGAAAGTTCTCGATCTTCCCGATCAAGGAGTTGCCGACACGGGAGATAACACCTCGTACCATCCCGGTCTTGTGGTCATGGTCAACCACCCAGTCGGACTGTCGATCATTCAGGATAGGGCAGTGCTTGGGCTTGTTGGCGTTACGCCACTCGGCTAATTTATTTGAAGGTAGATATGGCATCGTAAGTTCTGTGGCAGTTAGCACAAAGCATTTCACACTTGTTTAGTTCATTCAATATATTCTCCCGTTTCATTCCCCCCATCTGTGAGGGCGAACGAAGTTTTGTACTTGAGTGAACGTGGTGGCAATCAAGCTGGTAGGATTCCCCCTCGAAACCGCAGGCTTGGCACTTCCATTCTCCAAAGTATTCTAGGATAGTGTTCCGGTTCACGAGGACATTTGCCCTGTTAAGACACGTTCGGCACAATCCATTGGCAAAGTAGGGCTTATCGCAAAGACTACAGGTTCGTTTGCTCATAGCTTGGTAATGGATTTAATCTTCCCCATGCCACCCTTCTTGAGACGGAAGAAGCCCTGCTTGTCGGGCTTACCACCGAGAAACCGGACAGCGGTCGCCTCATCCTTAGCGTACTTTACTGATCGGGCAACGTAGTCCTCCGGCATGTCGCTTCGGGTGTATTCAATCCTGTACTGGTAGATCATCGGGGAACTTAACTAAGTTCAAGGGGATCTGGTAAAAGTATTCTCCGTTCTTGATGTACTTGTTGGGAACCAACACAGGTGATAGGTGTTTAACGTCCTTGCTCCAGAAGTACAAAGCGTTGTCCAAGCTCTTGTTCCAGATGAAGAAGACTGCCCGTGGGTGCAGGAACTTTGCTTTCCGTGCCGGAAGTTGCACTGTATCGAACGGGAACTCCATGCCTTCCCACACAGCCTTTATCTCGCACTCAGCAAGGATGAGGCTGTCGTCCTTGATGGCTATGAGGTCAAGAGCATAGGGATTCGGGTGATCAGTAACCGCCCACCCTTGCCCCCGAAGCCACCGCTTGGTAGCTTCTCTGGCAGGTCTATCGTTCCGGTCAAACAGGTCTTGATCAAATTGTTTCCTCATGACATCCGCAGGAGCCAGTAAAGTTCAGCGCACTTCTTCGCAACCTTGATGCCCTTCTGCATCTCCTCCTGTGACCACTCCTTGTGATAGTGCTTCTTCGTATCGGAGTCAATGACTACGGAACGACAGGCAGGCAGGTAGTCCAGCCCGTGTTGCTTCATAAGCATATAGCTCTCGATGGCTAGCTGTTGGCAGTCCTTGTCGTAGGTCTTTGCCTTGCCTTGCGTGTTGGATCGGCACTTGTAGTCCGCTAAAAAAAGTTTGCCATCGGCATCGTGACCGATGAAGTCAACTGAGCCAGCGATCTTTAGCCTGGAGTTCGCCACGATGCACTCGCAGGCTATGGGTTTCACCCCCTCGCTTTCGATCCATTCAATGAATGGCAATGCCCAGTCGTCGTAACAGCCAGCACGATAGGGATGCTCATGCTGGAGTATTTCGGAGTTAACTATTTCTTCAATTGTTTTATGAACCGCTGTACCGAACTCAGCGGATGAAATTGTATCGCCTGTGGCAGGGTGCTGTCTCGTCCCGTAGGTTAGGCTTTCGATGTCCCGCCAGTCCAAGGCAGGGAACTCCCTCGCTAGTTCCGTTATCTTGCGGGGCTTGTAGATGGAATCAAGGAAGGCATCCTTCACGATGCCGAGGACTGTTGTAACGGATGGATAGACCTTGCGTCCTGCCTTCCGTGCCTGTGCCGGAGTCGTAACGTCCGGCTCAAATGTCGGGTCACTGGTGACCTCGCAGTTGTAATAGTGTGCCATAAAATAAAGTGGTGGAGCTACCATCAAGGGCAACCCCACCACTGAAGTCAAATTAGGAAGCCCTAGAGGGTTTGGTTATGGATTACTTCGGACATAAGCTCACGGAACACGGAGCGAACATCTGTCTCGCTTGGGTCAAAGGTCAGTTCCGCAATATCGGATGAGTCCTCACGATTCCACAGCCCTACCCAGCTACTGGTGCGAGAGTAGCCGATATCGCTATCCAACATAAAGTCGAGGATCTCGGTATCGGTAGCCATTGGAAGCTCCGCTTGCTCCGGAATGATGTACTTGTCACCATCCGACAGTTCAGCGAAGTAAGCGTCCTTGAAAACAAGCCGACCAGCTTGGACGACTTGGCGTTGCACTAGCTCTCCATCGGAAAGCTGTTGCCCTTGTGGGTATGTATGTATCTGTATGCTCATGATTTATAGGTGTTCGATAATGATGGCTGTGATTAGGATTACGCCTGCTCCGAAGAGACTGGCGAGTAATGTGATTGCTGAGAAAAAGGCTGAGTTACAGCCCTTGTATAGGATTGGGTCTTCGTTTTTCATGTTATTGGTGGGTTAGAATTGATGCTCCCAGAACAGGTCTTCCTGTACGGAGTCCGGTAGGTTTACTGAATACTCGCCATCACTAGCGATATCGGCAAGGAGGTCAAACAAATTAAGTTCGTCTCCGATGTGTTCGTTGTGTTCCTGATTTGACATGGTATTGATAGGTTGCTTCCTTAAGGAACCCCGACCCCATAAGGCACTCGCCTCCCTCCAAGGGAGGGCGAGCGATGTTATTAGGATCAGGAACCTTAAGGAATAGGATTATTCCTCTTCGGCTTCTGCGAAGGGCTTAAGGATGGTTGCTTTGACTTCCTTGAGGGTTGCCTCACGTTCAGCCCAAGCAACCCCTCTCAGTGTTGCTGATAGTTCGTGGATGTGATCCAGCAGTTCCACTGGGTCAGTGTTTTGGAATGGCTCCCAAGCGTTTTCAGCAATGAACTCGTTTTGTTTCTTGACTGTTATGTCATACCAGTTGTCTGGCAGTGTCGTGATTAGGAAGTGGCTCGATGCGAGCTGTAGGTAGTGTAGTGGATCTTGCATTGTGTTCCTTTGGTTAGTCAGTTATTGTGATCTTAGAAAGCAAGTGATGCCGCACTGTGTCAAGAGCATCCTCAAACAAGGGCTGGTACAGCGGGTCAATTATCTGCACCCCATCTTCATCCTCTGTCCATAGATCGCTCGGATCGTCGTACATCATTTGCTCCGCAAAGGAGGTTGCAATGTCCGAAGACAGTTCTAAGTAATCTGCGTTGGTCATTTTTGTTTTCATTGTATTTCTTTGGTTAGTTGTTTACTGGTTATTGTCAACGCCAGTCAACAGCGTGTCGCTGATGCTTTTATCGTTCTCATTTACAAGTGCATCCAGATCGGACAGGCTGATAATCTGCCCTAGACCATAGACATTTTCATTGTCTGAGATTTCTTTGATGTATGCGAGGCATACGGCGAGTGCATATTCTGTTTTCATTGTGTTCCTTTGGTTAGTTGTTTACTGGTGTATAGATTCGGTGAGTCAATTCGTATGGATCGTTGTCGCCTCCGTTGTCGATGTCGGATTGTGACATCGAGTTATGGATAGTAGTCACTTCACGATAGGTGAATAGACCTTCGCTTTCAACTGCGAAGTCAGTTTCGGGATCAAGCCCAAGGTTTTTGATCATCCTTAGCTCTTGATCTATTCCCTCTCTCGATAAGCGACTGCGACAAACGGTGTCTGTTGATATGGTTCTAAGTCTAAATAATTCTACTGTGTTACTCATGGTGTTTATTGGTTGTGTGTGGTTATTCGACTGCAATATCTTCAAAGGCTTCTATTACTTCGCAGTCTGTTTCTTTTCCTTCAATTGGCGTAAGGTCTTGCAGGTATTCGCTTAATGCGATGCCACCTTCGTTTAGAATATCGTCAGGAATTTCAACTAAAGCTGAGTAATTGTGAATCTCTGTATTCTTCCAAGTTATTGTTTTTATCATGGTGTTTATTGGTTGTGTGTTATTGCGAAGCAGTATGCTTCTACCCAAAAAGCCCGCACCGGATATACCGGATACGGGCTGTCTGTTTCGACTTAGACTGTGAAGTCCGTGTTCTCTAGGTATCCCTGCAATTCGTGCAGGTCGTCGAGGATTGCGTCAAGCTCGTCGATCCTGTCCCGAATGTCGGGCGAGCAAACTCCGCTGTTGTCCACCTCGTGCAGGTAGTTCATTGCGTAGCTGATGTTGTCAATGCAGTGCATTATATGGTAGGTTGCTTTGTTTATTTCTTGCATGGTATTGATTGGTTGTTGGATTAGAAGCTGGAGACAATGACCCCGCCATCGAACTCGATGAGGGTTCCATGTTCGTTGATGTATGAGCGGATCTCTTCGTCCCGCTCGTCTGCGTCTTCGGGAGCGTAGTCAAGGTCAGCCCCGTAATCTTGCGCCCATTCCAGCAAGGATTTATATTCCGACCACTCACAGCGCAGTGCTACATGGTCTAGGTCGATTGATTCTCCAAGGTCTGCTTCAAGGGCTTCGTAGTACTCAATAAGAGCAAGGGCGGCTTCGTATGACCAGTTAGCAAAGCCGTCTTTGAGGAGGATGTCAGTGGCGGCGTATGTAGATAAGTTGAGTTTCATAGTGTTATTGATTGTTTGGTGTTAGCATTGAGTGATGCCACGGGATTCCAGCTCCTTGGCGATTGCGAGAACCAGCCCCCACTCTTCGGGGCTGAGGTCGATACGACCGGATAAGCGAAACAGGAGGATCTTTAGCTCCCCTGTGGGTGTGGTTTCAACTGATGGTCTCATGGTATTGATTGTTTGATGTTAAAGCACTTCGCCGTCTTCGGAGATGTAGCCTCCCTCAATGAGTGCAGAAGCAGTGCGTTGGTAATGCCCTTGCAGGCTGTGGATGTAACCGAAGCAAATAAGCTCAGCAAAGAACTCGATGGTCTCTTGCTCGTTAAATTCGCCGGATTCGTATTGGATAATTGCGTCTATCATAGTGGTGTTAATTGGTTAGTGTTAATCAGAGGCGACCTGCCTCTACCCAAAAAGCCCGCACCTTGTGGGGTGCGAGCTGGGTCTGTTACTTGGCTTCTCTAGCCATCTTGGCTACCTCTGCGATGGTCTTGACCTCCCCCGTTTCTGGGTTGGTCAGTGTCTCATTGTCTCCGCAGGTCTGGCAGTATTCCAGCCAGAGTTCGCCAGCATTCAGCACTAAGTGCTGGGTTCCACCCTGTGGTCTTCGGGTGTCGCATATGTTGCAGTAATCGCTCATGATTCGATTGGTTGTGTGTTAAGTTGAAGCAGGATGCTTCTACCCAAAAAGCCCCACCCTTGTGAGGTGAGGCTGATGGATTAGACGTTGCCATTGATAATGGCAAAGACCGCCCTTGCTCCATCGAGCCGTGCGATAGCGTCGCAAAAGCTAGGATGATCAGCAGGGTAGCCTTGGTCGTCGAGGCTCTGAACGGCATGATCCAAGTCGTCGAGCAAAAGGATGATCCGGTCATGGTCGTGGTCATTTATATTGAGTGCCATAGTATTGATTGGTTGGTGTTATTGGTGTTTAATCGAGGCAACCTGCCTCTACCCAGAAAGCCCCACCCTTGTGAGGTGAGGCTGATGGATTAGTTGTCATTTGTACAGCCCAGCAACGTGCCAGATGTACACATCTTTGTTACGTGCTTGCCATTCGTAAAACTCCTTCGGTGAGTCGAAGCTTTCGGTGCGGTTTGCACAGTACAAATTCTGTCCGGTGTAATCGTACGTCACTGTTATGTTGGTGCTGGATTCGTCGATAATGGTTTCCATAGTATTGATTGGTTGTGTGTTGTATCCGGATGTCATATCCGGACACCCAAAAAGCCGTGACCCCAAAGAGCCACGGCTTGTTTGTGTTTACCAATCGTGTCCCCCGTGCTACGTCATCAAGTGTGCCTGTCGGCATCACGCTCCCCCTCTTCCAGAGGAGCCACCCAGCGTATCTCACTGGGGCAGGTAGCGGTTGGACTGTCAAAGATCACCTGTCCTTCGGCAGGGGTCGCATGTGCCATCAAGAGCCACAATCGGCACTTCTGAGACGGCAGGGAATCGAGACCCTGTGAGGTGGACTAGGAAAGAACGATCTCCCATCATTCATATCGCCCAAACATTGTCGAGAACTTTTTTTCAGAAAAGCGCATTTTGTTCTCCAGCCCGCTTGTTTACTGGCACAAAAAAGTTAATTTATTTTTCTTAGCTAATCCAAAAAGCGTTTGTTAGGTGCAGGAAAGCATTACTGGATCACCTTCAACCGCATCGAATCCTACACGTTTGGAACCGGATTCTGCCCCAAATCCATTCCCTATTCATTGCATTCCATTCTGTAAGCCATCCCGTGGGAATCCCGTGGCACACATGTGGGGAATCCTGTGGGGAATCCTGTGGCAATCCCGTGGGAGTCCTGTGGCAATGCATCACGACTTTGCAGGAAATAAAATCCACTCATACGAAGACCCCGTGCGCCCGTGCGTGCGTGTGCGCTCGTGTGCGTGTGCGTG